TCTTCGTACAGGTTGTCGTCTTTGGCTTCCCGCGAGATCGCGACGGCGAGGCCGTACGAGGCCATGGTGACCTGCGTGCGATAGCCTTCATTCGGAATGTCGAACTGCACCGGCTCCAGTTCCGGCTGCTGCACGGCGAGGCCTAGGCCGGCGCGCTCCGTCATGAATTCCTCGAAGGCCTTCTCGCTCGGCTTCGCGTCGTAAAATTGCGCGTAGATCGGAGCCAGCCTTTCGTAGTCAAGGCCGAAAAGTGCGTAAAGGCCGGGCCAAAATTGACTTGGGAGCAGCGATCTATCAATGACTTGCATAGCGTTTTCAAGACCTTAGCTGTGCTAGTCGATGCCAAATAGCCGTTTCAATATTGGCCTGCCAACTAGCTAGTTGACATGACGCTCTCGGCATGTCATACGTCGTGTCGCCAAACAACGGAGAGCACAACATGCCGAGAGCAGCGAAACCAGTAGTTCCAGGAGATCGTTTTGGCTCGTGGACTGTAAACGCCAGCGCGGAGCCGAAACGGTTCCCATCTGGACAGTATCAGAAGCAGTTCACGTGTCAATGTGACTGCGGAAACAGCGGTTTAGTAACCTACAGCGCACTAACGCGCGGTAAATCGATGTCGTGCGGGTGCGCCGCAGAACGTGACTACACAGGCCGCACGATAGGTCGCATCACGTTCCTAAGTGATACCGGACGCCGATTGCAAGGTTCCACACGTGTGTACGTAACACGTTGCAATATATGTTCGACGGAACGTGAACGTACAGTCATCCAAGTTAAATTAGCGAGCAAAAAACCGTGCACATGTGAAATGAACCCTTCGCAATGGGCTGCGCTAGGAGGGGTAACACACGGCATGTACGGCACGCCCGCACATACCTCGTGGCAAGGTATGATAGCCCGGTGCTCTAACCCAAAGCATCCTTCATTCAAAAATTACGGCGGTCGCGGCATCCACGTCGCTGAGGCGTGGCAGGGCGAAGAAGGTTTTCAAGCATTTTTTGATCACCTAGGGCCGCGTCCTGACGGTTGCTCGCTAGACCGCATAGATGCTTTCGGGCACTATGAACCCGGTAACGTACGCTGGGCATCCAAAGAGTTGCAGGAAGCGAATAAACGGCCGCGCATGGATCCGACCGAAATTGAAGGCGTATTTAAAGATCGCGTAAACGGGGGCTTTTATGTAAAATTCGATACTAAGCTGGAAGCCCGCTTTGCTTACGCGATGTCACGCGCCAAAGGACCGCATCCGGTGCAGATGCAGCGCGCCGGCTATACTCCGGAAAGCGCTGCTGAAATCCTCGCGGAAACAGCATGGCTTCATATCTGCGGCGTCGGATGATTTGTGCTATCGTTGACAGGAACCCGCAACCTGTCATACAAGAGCCCTCATGCGCGATATCGCCAAGCTAAACCTAGACCTCAACAAACCCGAAGGCTTCGGCAATCTAGCCGAAAAGCTTGACGACAGCGACCGCCGCATCCTCGCCACCGATTTAGCTGAGCTAATCAACATCGATGAGCAATCGATGTCCGATTGGACCGGCGAGGCGGAGGGCTACCTCGACAAGATCGAAGACGCCGACAAGGGCAACGCACAGCCGCAGAACCGCGAGCAAGAAGGCGCAGGCGAGGAACCGGCGCCGTCCACGGAATTGACGCTCTCCACCGTCATCCAGTTCTCGGCCCGCGCCACCGATGCGCTGCTCGGCGAGCCGGACTTGGCACGAGCGAGCGAGCCCGGTGGCGAGAAGCTTGCGGCGTGGGTATCCAGCCAGCTCCGCACCAAAGACCCGAATTGGGTTCTGGATACGGACCCGCTGATTGTGCACATGTCCGTCACCGGCCTAGCATGGCGCAAGCGCAGCTTTGACGATATCGACAAGGTTTTTCATTCGTACTTCCTGCCCAGCGTCGGCCCCGGCCGCGTCATTGTCAACAAGAGCATACGTTCAATCGAACGCGCCCCGCGCATCACGCATGATTTCGAACGCTACCCGTACGAGATCGAACGTTCGATCGAGCGCGGGCACTGGATCGATTACGAACCGCGGTACGACGAACGCGATACCCAGGCACCGAAGAAATTTTACGAAGTGGACTTGTGGCTTGACCTCGACGGCGACGAGATTGATGAACCTTGGACCATCACGATATCGCGCGATGATTTCCTCGAAGTCATCAAGATCGCGCCGCGCTGGTCCAAAAAGACGATTGTCGACACGAAAGACGTGCTGTTCTTTCGGCCGTTTCATCGCTTCTACCCGTACCGCTTTCTACCAGATCCCAAGGGCGGCTTCCTTCCTATGGGTTTCGGCAAGCTGCTGCATCGGATCGAAAGCTCAGCGGATCACTTGCTCGCATCGATTTGCGACACAGCGCAGACCGAAGGCGAAAACGGCGGCGTGCTAGCCGGTGGCGGCGTTGGTTTGCCCGATAAGGTTGAGCTGAAAGGCAACCGCGTCACGACCATCAATACGGACGGCCGACCGCTGCAAGACATGTTCTCGCCGTTCCCGATGAAATCGGTGTCATCGGGTTCCGTGCAAGTCCTCGAAAAGATGATGACGCTTGGCGATCGGCTCGCCGGCACGCTGAACAACCTGGAAAACGCGCCGGCATCCATGACGGCAACCATGGCGAAAGGCCTGATTGATAGCGGTTCGCAAGTTCAATCGGCCGTGCACCGTCGTCTCGTGTCATCGCTGACGCAGGAAATGCATCAGTTCGTTCAGATGGCTGACGCGTACGGCGCGCTGCCCGAAGGCGTCACGGCGCAAGACGGCAACGGCGTCGCGGTCACCGCAGACCCGCAACTCGCTACCGAAATGGCGCGCTCGGCTGCCGGCGGCCTCTACATGCAAATGATCGAAGCGGGGGCCAAGGTACCGGGTAGCTTCAACGTGCAGGAAGCCGCCTCGCGTTTCTGCCAAGTCATGCGGCTGCCGGACCCGGAAAAGCTGATAAGCCAGCCACCCCCGCCGCCGCAAGCTACGCCTTGGGAGAAAATGCAGGGCGCCGTGAAGCTGATGCGCGAGCGTACAGAAAACATCAAGGTTACCGGCGCGGTGGCTGTACAGTTGACGCAAGCGCTGCTAAACATGGTCGAGGCGGCCGGCGGCATGCAGAACAATCGCGCTGCGCTCTTGACCATGGCGCAGCTTGAACAAGCCGTACAGCAGATGATGCAAGGGGCGGCCGATGCCGGAACTAGCCTTGACGGAGTGGTTAACCAGCAAGGAGACCAGGGTTCTCCGGGCGTATCTTCGCCAGCGGCAGGCGGCGCCCCTCCGCCAGTTTCTAACGGGACAGGCGGTGGAGCCGCTGGACCAGGGGAGGGCAGCGGCCTTCAATGAACTGGATGGGCTACTAGCGCGGCCTGCGGACGAAGTGCAGAAGATTTTTGAGACGGCTTTGAAGGAACAAAAGACATGAGTGAACCTATCTTGCAGTTTTTCGCATTCGCACACCTACCTGTGCGCTTGCAGCACGTTTCCAAACCATTCTGTGAGCTGGCGGGAGCCATTATCTCGTCCCTGCCACGCAACCCGGAACGCACAGTGGCGCTCCGCAAGCTACTGGAAGCCAAAGACGCGGCCGTGCGGGCCGCCATTTACGAGGAACAAAAGACATGAGCGACGTTGGTCTGTACGGCTTCGAAATTCCGCACGAGTTCGTGCAGCCGACGCGAGACATGGTGATTATCCGCATTCCGTTCCCGCCGGAAAAAATCGGCAGCATCATCACGCCCGACATGACCCGCGAGCTGCTCGCACACAACGTCATGGCCGGGCGCATCGTCGCCATGGGGCCGATTGCCTTCAGCTACAAAGATGGCGAGGGCCTGAGCCGGCAGGACGCCAATATCGGCGATTGGGTTTTGATACGCCCATTCGCCGGGACGATGGTGCAAGGCGGCCAAATCATGGTCACCAGTGGATGGCGCTACGTCTCCAGCTTCCAAGACGTGATTGGCATCATCCCAGCCAATAAGATGCCGGCACCCGAGGCGCTGCTGTGGGACATCGTAAGCGTACACGAGCCGAACAACCCGAAGCGTTCGGTTCCGGACCACTTCGCTTTTGACGGAAGGAAGAAGGCGTGAACGACTTAAATGTGATGATGCGCGAACAAGCGCGCGCCGGCCTGCAAACCGCTCTCGACGCCGCCGTGACCAACGGCGACACGGCCGCAGCGACCAAGATCGCGGAGGACATCGCCAAGTTGGCCGTGCAGTCCGCACCCAAGGCCCCACCATACGGCGATGTCGAAATTCGCGCCGAGCTCGAAAAGGCGCCATGGTTCGGCATCGATCCGAAGAAGTCGGCCAAGGCCGTCGAGTTCGGCAAAACCATGAACCCGAAGAAATTCGCGACTGCGGAAGCCTTCGCTGCGGCGCTGATCAAGGCCGTAGACGAAGAGTTCAAGCCGGCGGCTGCCGACCCTGATCCCGCGGACGATCCGGAAGACGACCCTGCGGACGATCCAGCCGAAGACCCGCCGGCCGCCAAGAAGAAACGCGCGACCGACGCCCCCGGCGAAGGGGACGCACTCGGAAATCGAACTGCGACAAATCGTCGCACCGGCCCGTGGACGAAGCTGGCCGATGCGCCGGCCGACGTTCAGAAGGAAATCAGGCGCACGGCCGACAAGTTCGTGTCGTCCACGGCGCCGAAAGAGCAGCGCGAAAAATTCATCGCGCACGCGCTCGAAAGCCACTACGCGACGCATCAACGCAAGGCAAAGAAATGACCGACAACCCGTTTCAAGGCCTACCGCCGAACCTCATTCCGAACCCGCCCGGCGAGATCCCCGGCCCCTCAGAAGCCGGTGACGCGGTGAAGAAGCTGTCACCATTTAGCGAAGCGCTAGACGTGGACGCGATCATTGCGAACCTCACGCTTGATCGGCCGTTGAAACTCTACATCCCGAACAAAGAGCGGTATCCGGAATACGAGTTTCGCATCATCAACAGCATCCCGCACGAGATCGCCGACGCGCACAACAAGGGCTTTCGCGAAGTCACGGACCCGGATTTGGTCGAGCTGTTTACCGATCTCGTCGCCGGCACGGACAAGCAAGGCAAAGCGTTCCGTCCGATCTTGGTCGCGCGGCCGAAGAAAGTCGGCGAGCATATCCGCAGGCGCAATCGCATCCAGCTTCAAAGCCTGTACGCCGGCATGAACCCCGCCAACAAAGACCTGAGCGGCAAGTACACGGACAACGTTGACGCCAAGTCGGGCACCAAGGGCATTTTCACCGGGGACGGCTGGCGCATCAAGGTCTAATAAGTCACGCTGCCGTAGCTCATTGTAGAGCACCTGGGCACGTAACCCAGGAGGTAGTTTGGTTCAAATCCGAACCGGCAGCACCACTCCACGCAATAAACCCGTACTGTTGCGGGAAAGACGCGCTTCTCTGGTGTACGTTCATGAGCACTTAAAAACCCATCACGGAGAAGTGAACATGAAACGATTTATTTTCGCGCTCGCGACCGTCGCGGCGTTGTTCTCGCCGGCCCTGGCGGCGGACATCGCAGTCAAGGCCCCGGCGCCCGTCATCCCGACCGGCTACCCCTACCAATCCGCAGGCCTCTTCTTCGGCATCTACACCGAGGGGGCTGGGGGCTCCGTCGCCGCGACCGTGCCGGGCGTGGGCTCGGCGAGCCTAGCTACCACGGATGCCGGCTTGGGCGGCACCATCGGCTATGCCTGGGGCTCCAAGGCCAGTCTGATCGCCTATTCGATCGAAGGCGACTTCGGCTTCACGAACTTCAACGGCAACAACGCCGGCCTCGCGTTATCCGGCCCGCTCTCCTTCGAACAGCGCTTCGTGGTTTTTACTCCGTGGGCGAATTTGGCAAGCTACCTGCCGAATTTTCCCAATATCTTAGGAACCATACCACCGTTTCAGGCGCTGCAGCCCGGCCTGACCTCGAGCAACCTGCAAACCGGCTTCGCGCTTGGTGTGCGGGAGAAGGATATCTCGACGGCGTTCGCGGGAGTGCAGGCGAACAAGGTGTGGGCGGTGGAGCCCGTCATCAAGCTTATCGCCATGGAACAGCTTTCGAACGGCACCGCGCTTCGCGCGTGGGCTGGCGTCGCTCTGCCCGCCGATCGCAAAATCATCGGCGCTACGCCCGCCGGCACCACGAGCGCGACACTGGGGCCGGAAGCTCTGGTGGGCTTTGGGGTGTATTTCTGAACGGAGGCAGCCCTTGAAGTTCAAAGGCCCCGGCTGCAAACCGGGGCCTTTTCGTTACTTCAGCTTCGCAATCAGCTTGATCAGCACGTCCGTGATCGTGCCGCCGGCCGCCTTGGCGCAGGCCTTGAGCTTTCCCTTTTCGGCCTTGGTTACGCGGAAGTTCAGCCGCTCGAAGCGCGCGCCGCCGGCCTTCTTGACCTTCTTCGGAACTGATCGCCTGGCCTTGCGCGCGGGGGCCTGCCGTTTCGCCGTCTTGACGAACTTCTTTTTTGCAGCGGCCTTTTTCTTCCGCTTCGGCTTCTTGGCAGCCTTGGCCGCGATCTCGCTCGGCCGCAGCTTCCGGGGCGTCTTCTTCGGCACGTCGATCGCAGCAATAAAATCATTCGTATCAACTAAGATGTCGTCCATGTACGTTCCTCGTGCGGGGTTGCTATCCGGACTGTCATACTGTACGCATGTGTACCTGTCAACATAGGGAGCGCGTACGCATGGCCGACGTACTAAAGCTAGTTCCGAAGGAAAACGGACCGGAGAGCGGCGATTTAGCTACGTGGCTCCGCAAACTAGCGGACCAGGTTGATAGCGGAGAAATGCCGTCACAGTCCGCTGCGATCGTGTTCGTAGTGCAGGAAGAAGACGGATTTTGCTGCCGCATGCGCCGCCACGGTCTACATTATTTGGCGGTCATCGGTGCTTTTAAAACAATGACGCACGACATGCTGCATGCGGTTAGCTAGCCATCCACGGCCATAGACACCGCGCACGCGTCCCACCGATCAGGGGACCGGCCGATCTCTTTTTTAATCTTCTCTTTCAACGTCATGAACAAACGTGACTTCTCATCACGTCGGCAGCCACTTTGTCCCCACTTGTACGCCGCCGCTTCTTCCTGCGCCAACTTATCATTCGGCATAGATACGTCACCTTGCAGCCAGCGTTGCAGCTTGTCATGCAGCTCGGCGCGACGGTTGCCGTACATCGTGTCATTCAAGGCGCCATGAGAAAACGTCACGGCCACAACCTTCTCAGGCCCCATCATGCGCATGCGGAGACGACACGCGTCGATCAGTCCCTTACCGAACCCGCCGGTTGCGTCAATCAGGATGGCATCCATATCGAAGCGCTTGAACGTCGCTACTAGCCAGTCGGCCTGCACGTTGTAGTCCCGGCTTGTCAGTTCGCCCCACACGCGGGCGCCGATCGCCGAGCCCTGCCGATCGCAAACAAATGGCTTGTCCTGGCCGTCACCCGCCGGATCTACGCAAAGCAATTTCAACGCGCCGGCCGAAGGCGCAGGCTTGCGAACCATGGCTGCGGCCACCAGCGACGCCGCAAAGAAATCCATGGTGCTGTCGGCCATGAAACATTCGCTGTACATGGCCGGGTACTCTTGCCGCGTAAGTCGATGTATCGTTTCCGGCTGGCCGCCGTTCATGGTCGCAATGGTGTAATTTTTCAACCAAAACCAGTAGAGCTGTTCACGATCGAGCCCGTGCATCTTGGCGTACTGCTCAAAGTCCGCCGATGCTTTCCAGCCCAACGGCAACTCGGTCCGGTACTCAGGCATGACGGTCCACGGCAGGAAGTGAATGCGCCACGGCCCTTTGTTGTGCTCGCGGTGTGCTTCTTCGCACTGATTATAAAACATGCCAGACTGGCCGTTACCGGTGCTCTCTTCGACAATTTCAGTACCGGGCAAGTCTGGCACCGTTTGCAGCAAGCCAGATGACAAGTCTTCCGTGTTGTCAAAAAACGCAGCCTCAGACAAGTGCAAACAATGAAAATCATCAGAACGACCGATATCACCACCGTCCGCCGACGCAACCTTGTACAGTGATTTAAGCTTGTCAAAAACTAGCTCATACGCATTTGACGCACTGATCGACGGCCGTACGGACGACGGCAATCCGTTATAAAATTCCTTGATTTCCTTGTGCAGATTTGACGCGCTATCCGCGCGGTGCGCAACGACTTGCGCGCGACGACCAAACATCGTTGCAGTCTGATGGAAAAACCGCCCGCCTATCTCCGTACTGACGCCCATCCGACGCGCTTTAGGAATGAGCGCGCGTATCATACCAAACTCGGCTTTTTCCGCCTCTAACGCGGCATGCAGCCTGCGTTGCGCGTTGTTGAAAACAAACGGGATACGGTCCCCGCCTGAACGCGGACGTACGCGTAAGAACTTCTCGCGATAGTAATCAAAGTCGCGAAGCCTCGCCCGCAATTCTTCTTTGCTTTGTACGGGCGAGGCTTCCCAAGGAAACATGTTATTTCGCAGTGACGATAGTAGCCGAGCCGGCCGCTGCGAGTGCTTCGCCGGTTGTCGCTGTCGACGCCACAATGGGTCGCGATTTGGCGAGCAACGCAGTTTTCTCCGCTGCGTAGAAGTGCACCACCGCCGACCACACTACGGGAACGGCGTATATCACGATGCCGCTCGTGATCGAAACGAAGGCCGGGGCATCAGCTCCCTTGATTGCGCCGACTGCAGCCAAGGTGCCGGCGAGACCCGCGAGCGCCGTACGCAATTGACCCGCCACGATCGGCTTAGCCAGTTCCCACATAGTTTGAGTATCCACGTTCAGTTCTCCTTGCGCTGTGAAGCCTTGACAGTAGCGCATCCCTGTCATACAAACAAGACGCCGCAAGGCATCCCTCTAGTTGACTGGCGCGGGGCCTCGGAATGCCCTTCGGTCCCGCGCACCTTTATGTGGAACCCCATGGCCCTTACTCGAGACGAATTGAAGGCGAAGCGGCTGCAGGCGCAGGCCGTGGTCGGAAACCAGATGCAAGCCACGGCCGACATGTACGATCGTGTCATCACCGCCGGCAACCTAGTGGCTGCCGCTCGCAATCTCGCCGAGCATGCACACCTCGCCGACCTGAATGCGCAAATCGCCGATCTCAAGGAGATGGCCGAAGATCTAGCAGAGTTCAGTCAAGCGGTCCCTACGACTGGCGCAGCGCCCGCGCCCGTTACCACAGCCGTAAAGCCCTCACAATTCGTATCTGACGCTCTGGCAGTCCTGAACGCAACCCAGCCCAACCCGCGGGCGGATGCATGGGCGAAGGGCGATGCATATGTAGGGACGCGCCTGGAGCCGGCTACTCCACAAACTTGATCGTCGGATCGATCGCCACCATCGTCAATAGCAAGCCGGCGCAGCCTAACTGCATATCGACAACACGCTGCCCCTTGTGCGGACCTGATGGGTAAACGTCTTCGATTGGCCCGTGATCAACCAGCACCTTGCCACCCGGCCCCGTGGGCGGATCGTAGATAGAAGTCCCCGACCATACGTATGGAGAAGGGCGGCCCGCGTAGGCGTACTTCAAGCCATTGTACTCTTCGAGCTGCGTCAGCGTCCCGCCTATGCTCCAGTCCGCGTTGTGGGCAGTATACGGCGGGCAGTGCACTAAGGCATCAACTGCACCGTCCTCCCAGGAGACAAAGGGACCGCGGCCGGCGGGAACGTGAACCGAAACACGGTGGAGCGGATCGCCCTGACCGAGTTGTGTGTTCCAGTTCTGATCCGCTTCGCGCTCATGGATGGCGGCAACGACGGCCCACGGAACCCCGGTCCTGGTCTGCACCGGAAGATAACGGACTTTGGCGGCCACCAAACGTTTCGCCACGCCTGAGAAATCGCGCGTCAACTTAGTGCTTTTCCACCGTTCTGCGTTCGCTGCTCGCAATATCACCAAGGCTTGGTCAGTCATGTGCGCGCCTCAAATAAATCCGACCGTCATCGTCCACACGATAAGTGCGATGATAACCGCAGCCAAAGCGTACACGGTGAAAATTCGCATGGCTAGCTTCCTAATTGCAGACGCTCGCCGCGCCAGAGTTCGTTACCGGCGTAATGGCATAGTTCGCACCTGGCAGTAAGCAATCAGCGGTGACACCTGAGCCGATATTTACGCCGAAGGCCATGGCACGGATGGCGTTCGGCCCGACTAGGATGTTGCTCATGCTGCCGACGCCAGCCTGAAAAACAATGCCTTGTTGGCTGCCCGACGCGTCACCAGTAATGCGGTTACCACTGACAACGATATCGGAACAGAGCGCACCAGAAAAATTGCACGTAAAGAACATGCCGAACGAACCTGCGCCTGTGATGCTCAATGAATTGCCGGTGACTGTTGTCGCTCTGATACCTGAGGTGCCCGCCGTTGACAAGAACGAGAAGCCCACCAAACCGGTACCCGTGCCGTTCAACGTATTATTCGAAACCGTCATGAGGTTGACGTTTTCGAACACGTACCCGTTCTCGTTAGTGCTCTCGGCCTGGTTGCCATCAACCAGACAATTTCCCATCTGATTAAATTCAAATAGGAATTGACTGCCGGAGGTGAAGCTAAATCCGTTGCGGCGATAGGTGTTGCCGCTGAACGTACAATTAAAAAGGCCAGCTATCGCGTACGCATTGGGGCCGCCAATCGTGATGTTGCCTTCAAGATGGCAATTATTTCCTTTCATCGCCACGCCGACGATCGGCGTATTGCCCCCAAGGATTTGGATGCAGCCTGCACCTGTCGCGCCCGTTGCGCCGCCCGACCCAATGTCGAGACGGTTATCCGAAATCGTCCAATCGGTAGCCCCCGCTGACGCCGCGGGGATAAACACAATTCCGTTACCTATGTAGTTGTCAGTGATGGAATTGTGCGAAGACGTACCGCCTGCGCCGGTCGTACTGATCTGAATGCCGTTGTCTCGATTGCCCTGTAGAACGTTTCCGTACGCTTCCAAATACGATACGTTCTGCATGGACACAGTGCCCGCATCGCCAGTCGAACCGAAGCCCGATATGCGATTGTTTCGGAACACATTGTACAGCATCGTACTGCCAGCCGGTCCCTCAAACCAAAGCGGAAATGTCGTTTGCGTCGTACCGTTTCCAGAACCCGCGAGCGTACAATTCTCGATACCTGAGCCGCTGACAACCGCAGACCCATTTCCGAAAGTGATACCCCCGGCCGTCCCGATTGACAGCACGGCACCGTTTTCGCAGTGAATAACTACGTACGCTCCCGTAACAGACAACACCGCCGAAATGGTCTGGTTAGACGGAACTATGATAGTTGAGTTTGCCGCGCACGCGGCAATTGCAGCAGCGAGATTTACGAAGCCAACGCCATCCACATAACAGGTATTGTTGATCTTGGATGGCGCAATTACTGAACCGGCACCCGCCGCCAAAATCGTATTGACTTGCGACGCTGTACAGTCCTGCACAGCCCCAGTAAGAGTGCACTTGATTGTGTTGTTCGCGCCGGGCGTCAAACCGACGTTAGCGAGAGACTGAAAAACAGGATCGAAAGTCGGGCCGGCGCTGATGAGTGGCAATCCCACCGTTCCCGGGACTGCAGCACCAAACCCTGTTACGCCCACTCCGCGGCCGGTCGGAATAGAATGGTTCGGCGTCTGCCACTGCGCAAACACCGGGCTTGCGAACAGCAATAACAAAGCAAAGACAAATTTCTTCATGGTGCGATAACCCATCCATTCAAATCAGGCGAGGGATACAGCGTAACCCCTGCAAGCTGTACTGCGGTAGATAACAGCGTCCACGATGGTTGCTGCATGATAGTTTCGGTCCCGGTTGGCGTTAGCGTGATGGCGTGGGCAACAACCACCGTGGACCAGTCCACGATTTGCAGCGGGCGCCCGCCGCGAACGGCGACCGAAGGAAGTATCAGAGCAGTTGC